AAACAAACTTATATAAGTTAAAGGTGTCTCTAAACAAGATTCTTTTGTTATGTCATACTTTTTCATTTGATGCTCTCCAATCTATTATGTAAAATATTCTAAACTGTTTATACAATCATATCTTATCATATTTTAGAATCTTTCTCTACGTATAAGTAAAATTAATTTATTAATTTTTATAAATTCTTTTTTATGGTTCCTCTGTAAGTTCGACTCCCTACCGCATAAAGAATTTTCATAGAGTTCGACTTCCTACCACGCAATGGAATAAATGCATAAAAAAACTGCTTTAGATATGTAATTTTATCTAAAGCAGCTTCTAATTTTGTTTTTCTTTTTGGCTTAATAGAGCCATTTTTATCAACTTACTAATCAAAGATAAGTTTGGAGTCATTATTGACCTTAATGGGACAGGCTCAAAAAATGGAAAAAAGCCTAACTGGTTAATTTTTACCCTCTTGTTCCCTTTTGGTTATTCTTATATACTTTTGGGGGAACTCCACAGAAAGTTGGTAACAGTGCTTAACTGGTTAATTTTTACCTTCAAGGGAACAATAAGGGAATTTAGGGGAAAATAGAGCCCTAGTTTTAATTTTTTAATTTGTAAATCGTTGCTTCAATTTGAGTAGTTATCCATTCATTAAAATCGCCAAAATTATTATCAATATATTGAATTGCTTCATCACTTAATTCATTAAATATACTTTCTTTAGTTTTTCTTAATGCTTGTGCTTGAGCATTCAAATCGAATTTGTTTTCTTTCTTTAAACTTTCAACAAATGTTTGAAATGTTGAAGCTACATTATTCGTAATAATTTCAGTAATTTTTGTTAACAAGTTTCTTTCTTTTTCTCCCTTGATTTTAGTATTTAACCACTGTGTTAATTTGATACCTAAAAAAGTAATCAATGGAATTACTATACTTGTTACTACTACACTAATAATGTTTATTACAATTTCGTTCATGATTTATTCTTCCTTTATTTTAATTGATCATCAAGTCTTTTATGTGCTGATGCTACACTAGCTTCTACTTTTGCAAGTCTTGTAGATATCCCATCAAACTTTGACTCCGAGTTATCAAGCCTCTTTTCAATTCGTTCTATACTTGATTTGATATAACCTAAATCTGATATTACCGTTCCAGACTCTCGGCCAATCTCTTTTGTATCGTTTTTCACATTCCTTTTAAATGCAAGATAAGCGAAAAGCACAGAACTTACCGAACCTAGTATTGATAAAACTGTTAATGTTATTTCAGTCCCTGACATTATCTCTCACCGCCTTCAGGTAATTTAATATGTTTCTTAATTCTTCAAAATATTCTGGTGAGTTTGATTTGAAATTTTCTTTAAATACAATAATCTTTTCGATTACTTCTTCGCTTAATTCAACTTTAAATTCATTTGTTTCGAGATATCTTTTGACTTGCTCTTCTATCCTATATAAGTGATATAGGTTTTTCTTTAACGAACCATCATATAAAAATGTTTCATAATATTCAATAACTGCATTTAGATATTGTTTTAAGTATTTCTTGAAATCTCTATTTTTATAACTTAAATATGTTTCCTTATATGATTCATCCAAAATTAATGGTTCAAGCGGTGATAAAATATCATCATTAAAAATCTTTAAAAGTGGGGTTACACTTTTGTGAAACTCCATTTTTTTATTGTAGTATTTTCTACCAAAAACATAATACTCACAATTTGTTTCTCTATCTGCTATATGCATAGCACCATCAAAATCATTTAATATTACTATGATATCTTTATCCGATTTTTCATTACTGTTTTGGTAAGCTCTTGACCCACCATAATATGCAAGTAATATTTCTCTATCTTCAAACACTTTAAACATTATCTAAACACCTCTACTAACCCTACATTATGATCTGTATTATTTGAGTATAAATACATTTGAGTTCCTGTATATTCAATGGTCAAATAATAATCGCTTCCAGCATATCGATACCTTAAACTTGACATTGAACTTCCTTTTAAAAAGTTTACTGAAAATACGAATGTTGCAAACCATCCTAATCTAACATGAATCAAACACTCATCTACTGGAGATGGAAAATCGGACATATTATATTTCTTAACAGTTTCCCAAGGAGATACTGGTTGTATTGTTACCCTTCTAAATCTATTTAATAATTCAGTTCTTATTTCTGAACTTTTTTCGTTTACCATATTTGACAGTGTGTCTATCTTTGGTCTTGACTGAGTAAACTCGCTATCCAAACTTAAGTTTGTTGCTGTCTTTGTATATTTAGCAATTGGAAACTGATATCTTCCATTTGTGGTCGATAAATTGTTTTGTGTAAGTGACGGCCAACCATTTGTTTGTTCTAATCTTTTTAGTTCTATAGTATTTGTTGCAAGGTTAACTTCTACAACAATATATCCGTTTTTAGAACTATCAAGCGTGACACCAATTTGTGTGTTTGCTTCCATATAAATTCTTCGGCCATAAATTTGTATATAACCTGACCCAAATATAATGGTGTTGTTTCCAGCTGAAACTGAAACTTCACTTCCAAGTCCTTTTATAATTCCTGCTGGAACTAAATCGAACAAGTGATAATTGATATCAGCATCATCTTTACTTGATACTGTTGCACCATCGAATGTTATTTTTCTTAAAGCCATTTTATTTCCCCTCCAATATAATTTTTAACTTTTCTGTTAATTTAATTCTTTGTTCCCCTAGTGTAATTAGGAAATCTTTTATTGTTCCGTTAAGTTCAATTCTTGATAGAATCGTTGCCCATCTCTTATCTCCATGAATAAATAAAACCTTATCTCCTAACTTTACTTTTTCAAGTGGAACAAACACTTGATTGTCTCTTGTGATACTGAAATTTATATTGTGCATATAATCTTCTTTTAAAAGTTCTTTAGATGCTAAATCATAAAGTGTTCCCATTTCAGTATCAAGGTCTTGATATGATATTTCTATCTTTGAAATATACATTGCACCGATTTCGGCTTTTAGCCTTATATAGACATATCCATTAATTTCATTAATTCTATCGGTGGTATATTCCTTGTTCTGTGTTTGTGTTATATTTTTATAACCTGTTGATGCATTTCCAGCTTGCAGGTTATATTCGTTTTGAACTGAAACTGTCGCAAGTGTTACCTTAACTTGGGTTATCTTTATGTTGTTTCCAAAGTTTGATATTGCAGTTGATAACGAAAAGACATTTGTATTTGGATTCATTGCTGAACCTATCTGGACTCCCCTTTTTGAACCTGATCCATCGAATCCAACATATGTAGCTGCTGTTTGATACCAACTAATATTTGAAAGTGTAATTGTACCTGCACTTGTTTTAATTTGACCTGATGTAAAAACATGAGTATATATATTTCCTTTAATGTCATTATCTTTATAAAACTTCTTTTTCTCAACGACATCAACAATTCTTCCTTCTGCATTTTTATCATCTGTTATTGTGTTATCTTCTAATAAATAAAATGACTCTTTTGTTTTATGAATTACATTATCGGTATTCGGAATGAAAGTAATTTTATTTAAATTAACTTCTTTATTATCACTAATATTTAATCCTCTAATCATTGGAAAGTTTGAAGATAATATATGCTCATTTCTACTATCAATTGTTACTATTTTTAAATGGGTAATCACTCCATTAAGTATTCCAAGTCTTGCTTCAAGTCTTATCTTATATTGTTTGTAAACATCCCTTAAAAAGTCGCTAAACTTGGTTAATTTGTTGTCTTCTACAGTTATCTTTCCAACTATATCAAGTTCATTAAGAAGTCTTAAAAACGGTCTGTTTTGGTGTTCATCGTGATTCTCTACATACTCTTCTTTGATGTATCTTATTAATTCATCTCCAATATTACCGTTAAACTCCAAAGCGTTAATTTCAAAATCCAGTGAAGAAATATAATCTATTGAAGTTAGTTTAATTTCTCCAAAATCTGTTAACTCTATGTTTGTTATTACCCCTATATAAAAGAACGATCGTTCGTGAAGAATTATTATATCTCCAATGCTTGATATAGACTTGGTGTGATTTGTAACGAAATAGCTGTTTTGATTTAATACGATATCTAAAACTATTTGATAATCTTTTGAGATATCTAGTTCTTCTTTGAATTCATATGTCTTCTTATCTAGAATTATTACTTTCATTAGTTTGCCTCGTATTCTTCAAATATCGTTATGTAACATTTCGTTTGGGATGTAACTCCACTTTTAAATTCAAGTCTTGATTCTCCAAGTGGTAATGTTAAAAAGTTTGTACATGTGAAATCTTGCATTCCGTAAATACTTTCTCCATTTTTATTAATATATGCATCGTTTGAAATTGAAGATATTTCAAATGTTCCTGTATCATTTATTAATAATCTTAATGTTTGATATTCTTTTTCGAATTGCCAAATCTTTAACTCTGGGTTGTTTACTGCACCAACAATTTTAACAATCATTTCTGCTTTATTGTGTCCGTTATTTGTAACTCTAATTACTCCACTTCCAGATGCATGATATGTATATGGATATTTATATTGATATTTCTTTTCTTGACTTACTTGCTCAACATTAATTTCTAAATCAATTCTCTTAAGCCAATTTGATAATTTATCTAATCTTAATTCTGACCTTAAAACACCAAACTCTATTTGCCCTTTGGTTAGTTCAACTAATTCTACATAACAATATTTTTCATCTACTGCTTTGTAGTGTAGGAATAATTGATTGCTTGTTTTAATGAAATCAACAAATTCTAAATACCCTAGATAACCCTTCATGAAGACTAAACCCAAGGTTATCTCACTTATTGGATTTTCGGTTCTTGCCTTTTTTGATTTAGATCCATAATTGAAATAAATATTTTCTTTTACAATGCCTAAACCTTCTATTGAGTAAATAAGCACATCTCTGTTCAACTTGAATTCTTCGCCTATTTCATTTTTCAAATATAACTCTCGCATTAGTAAACACCCCCAAGTGCTTTATTAATTGAATTGACATCAAAGGTGCTTGCTGTTGTATTTACTGTTACATTGTTATGAGCTGTGTAATTCGTAGTTGTATTTTTATTACTTTGGAACAATCTTCCTGTAAATAAATCTCCAAAGAAACCTCCCACTTTTTGAAATACTCCACCAATACCTTCTGCTATTTTAGAAATATTATCGATGATCCATTTAAACGCACCAATAATTTTTTCTAATACCCACAATATTGGTTCTAATAATTCGTAAATAATTTCTAATACTGGTGCTAATATCGAACTGAATATCTCTCCAACTGCTGTAATAAGTGGTGCTAACGCTTCAAATATATCGGCCATAAAATCAAGTTGTGCCACTAATGGTCCTATTAATAACTCCAATAATGGTGCTAATTGTTCGATTATCATTGCAATAACTTCGATAAATACATTAACTATCTCTAATAATGGTTCAAGTATCGCAAAGATAATTTTTAAAGCTGGTTCTAATAAAGTTACAATAACATTTATAACTACCTCTAATACTTTAGAAATAACTTCAATAATTGAAACTAATACATTTAAGATTGAATTCAAAGGTTCTAATATTGTGTTAATTAGATTTCCAACTATTCTAATAACATTGCCAACTATCTGAATAATGATTTTTAATATTCTTGTAATAGGTTCTAATATTGCTCTAATCAGATTTAAAAGTTGTCCTATAATTGTAGACACCAAGTCTATAATTATTTCTATAATCGGCATTAACGCTTCAACAATTTCCATGATTGCTTCTATTAAAATAATTAGGACTGGTAATATCTCTTCAATTAAACCCATAACAAGTTCAATCACTTCCGAAAGTATGTCGACAAGTATATTGATAATTGATTCTATCGTTGGCATTAATCCTTCAATAATTTCGACTACTACATCAATTACCTTGTTAACAACTTCAATTATCAAGTCGATTACTGGTTTTAATTTATCGAGTAAACTTGTTATTAACTTTGCTATTGGTTCAAGTAATCTTTTTACTAATTCAATTATTTGTTTTAGTAATTCTCTGAACTTTTCATTCTTTAATAATATTGCAGCCAGTGCTGCGATTAATCCGATTAGAGCCACCTTTCCCAAGGATATACCTTTTATAAAGGTGAGTATTTGACCGCCTGCAAAAGCACCTTTCAGTTTGGTTATTAATGGTATTGCTTTTGCAACAATTGATATCACAGGACCGATAGCTGCAACCACTCCAAGCATTATTACAATTACCCTTTTAAATGTTCCTGAAAGATTACTCCACCAATTGGTTAAGTTCCTAATAACTGGAATCACTTTTGCTTGAATTGTTTCTACCATCTTCTGCATCGTTGGAACTATTTCAACTCCAATTGCTACACTTAAACTCATAACACTTTGTTTTAAGTTATCTAATGAGTCGTGAAATCTTCCACTTATCTCTGCTTGTTCAGTAGTTACTACCCCTAGCTCTCTTGCTTGTTCTCGTAGGTTTTCTATCTCTTTAGAACTTGCACCTAATACTTGGTTTAACTCACTAGCAAGCTGTTCGCCAAAGAATTGATTTGCAAGTGTTGTTCTTAATGCTTGGTCTTCTACTTTTGATAAAGAACTCCTTATTAACTCGAATGCTTCATCTGTAGATATGTTTGTTAACTCGTGTAATTCTAAACCAAGTTCACTTAATACTGTTCCGTATTTTTCTCCGCCAGTTGCTACATCCCCAAGTATGGTATTTGTCTTAACTAACGCTTTGTGAAGTTGGGTACTATCAGAAGCTAACATTTTAGAAACATATTCCCATTCTTGGAATGCTTCTACTGTCATATTTACTTTTGAAGCTTCATCTGCAATAGCATCTGCTGTTTTTGTAGCTTTAACTGCAATAGCACCAAGTGCAGTGGATGCTGCGACAATTGGTGCTGTAACATATTTAGAAAATCCAGATCCTACTTTTCGTAATCTTTCAACATCAATTGAACTAATTCTTTTAATGTTTTCTTCTGTCTTTCTTAATTCATTATTTAATTTATTAATATCTGCAGTAGTATATTCAACTGACCTTCTAACTTTGTTGAATTGCTCTTCTGATATTGCACCAACGGCCAATGCTTTTTTTGATTCTTCTAATCTAGCATTTTGGACTTCAAGTCTTTTCTTGGTAGTCTCTAATATCTTATTTAACTTCGCTTGTTTCTCTCTCCATTTATCTAGGTTGGTACTATCATAACGAAGTGAATTATTAATAGCTCTTAAGTCTCTTTGTTCTTCCTTTAATTCGCTATTAATATCTTTTAATTTTTGGTCAAGATCAGATGTATCTAAACCTAATTTAATATTTAAACCTTTTATAGTTTCAGCCATATGACCTTTCCCTTTCTTCCTACAGTAAAAACAAATCTATATCTGTTTGATTTGCTCTTCTTGTTTTTCCATCACTATTTAATGTTTCTAATCTTAAATCAATTATTTCAAAGTAAGTATCTATACTGAATAACTCGCTATCTTTTAATGGAATTCCAAGTTCAGCTAGATTTAATATAATTGAAGCTGTAATGGGAGAAGCACTTATCTCTTCTCTATTGTGCTTCCCCCTTGGGCGTTTTTTGTTGTTTTGAATGCCTCTGCTATCATTTCGCTTAATTTTAATAACTCTTCTTGATTTGTTAATATTTCAAAGTCAAATTCATTCAAAAAATCATCATAACTTTGATTGGTAAAAGGTTTATGTAATATATAAAAAATCTTGAAGATTGTATCAATTACTTTTGCGAAATCATCATTCTTTTTCCCTGCTTTTTCTAATGCAGTTATATCATTAAATAATTCCGTTCCAAATGTATTCTTATATGAAATGATTGAATATAATGAAGATTTTAAGCGATATGTTTTACCACCAATTGTAATTTGTTGTTCCATTTATCTAACCTCCAATTACTGGTAATTCTGGTTTTGAAGTTAAAAACGAAGTGTAATTGTCATCACTCTTATGTGAAACTACATGAGTAATTAAATAAGCTCCAACTTGTACTGGTTCAGCAACAATCGAAAGTGAAATGCTATTTGCTTCTGCAGATTCGCCTTTTGTTTTGGTTGCTTCATTAATTGGTTGAACTGAACACTTATAAAACCATACTCTTCTTGCTTCAATATCTCCTTGGAATTCAAACCCTAAAGCAAACTTAACAGGTTTAGCATTATTAATTTCTACTAGATTTCCATTTGCTAATTTGACATATCCTAAAATATTTGTTTTGAAGTCTTCGCTTAATTCCGTTAATTTTAATGTAATGTTACGGCCAGCGTTTTGAGTTAATGTTGCAATGACAGCATCATCTGCATATATCCTTTCACTTCCCCCAATTACTTCTGAAGATAATTCTTGAGCTCCATATAATCTGATTGGTTCTCCGTAAACATCTACATCATTATTTGTTGTGATTTTTGAATAATAAACATTCGTTAATCCGAATGAAACTTTGTTTCCCATTTTTAATACCCTCCTTTAGTTATAATTTGGATTTCATAAACTCTATTTAATGAAAAATCATCGTTTTGATAACTACTTAACATTTTGTGTGGTAGTTCTTTTTCATTTAATCTTTGCTCTAATCTATGTGCTAGAGCTTCACTTCTATTTTTAGTAACTAATGTTACATGATATGTAACTTTGTAAATTGCCACTTTATTATCTGCCGATATTGGTGTTTTGGAAACCACACTCCAAACTATAAATGGCATCTTGTTATTTAGGTTTTCGTTATCGTTAATATTTTCTAGATAAAAGACATTATCAGTTACTGGTTTTAATGCTTTATAAATTGGATCATTAGAAAGTGCCATTTTTAATTATCCTTTTTAAATCTTCAAGCATTTGTGGTGTGAACTTCTCATATGCTGGAATTAAGAAAGGTCTTCCCTTAACAAACTTTCCACTTGTATGTTTAAATCCTAGTTCAATTAGGTGGACTAATTTCCCTTTGGTTTTTGAAGAAATGTAGACAATGTCTCCAATCTTTGTTTTGACAAATGAGTCTGCCAAATGATTACTTCCACCAGTTGACCTTGGTGCGTTTGCTTTAATGTATTCAAGTATCTCATCAGCTGTCTGATCTATTCTTTTATCTATCGTTAAAGCAATCTCTTCACCGTATCTTTGAACCAAGGTATTTATCCCTGTTAACATATTATCCATGCACGAAGTCCTCTTCTTCAAGTGGTGTTATTGCTAAATATAATTCTACATATTGACCTAAATCATATGTTCTTTCTACTCGGTAATAACTACCATTAATTCTTACAAATTTCTCTCCGCCATATAAGAAAGATACAACCATCAATTTTCTTTCGATTTTTAATTTTGTTTGAATGCTTGTTTCAAACTCTTGAGTGGTTAAGCTTCTTTCAATTCCAATAACTTCTTTATCTGATAACACATGATATTTTTCTTTTCTTCTATCTACTTTAATTAAACTAATTCTGATATTAGGCATCTACTCACCCCTTGATATTGCTAATTGATTTAATATTGTATAAAAACTAGGTGGCAGTTCTCTAACTGTTCCATCACTTTTAAATCCAAAGAATGTCTTACAATAAATCAATATTAAAGTAAGTGCAATCTCTGAAGAATCAACAACTTCTCTTTTTACACCTGTTGAAGAGATTAATTCCTTACATGATTCAATTAGGATATTAATCTCTCCATCAGCATAAGTTTCATTATCAGGAATAAGCAGACTTCTCTTAACTTTAATTAAGATTGAATCCGTATCCATAATTATCTATTAGTCTCTTATGGTGTTACTGCTGCACCTTTTTTAACTCTAACGAATCCTTGATAACCAACAACATTTCCACCAACGAATACTGATGCTTTATAGCAAATAATTCCTTGTTTGAATTTATAATCATTTGATTTGGCAATCTCTACTGGTGAGAATACTGCAACTTCATAATTCTTTAATGCACCATAAGCCATTGCATATGTGCCTTCAGAAGTTGCTGGGTTTGAAATTGCACCTGTGTTTGAATTGATAATATATGGAATGCCATCAATTGTTCTATTTACATAATCAATCGTGTGAACCTTTCTTCCCTCTTCAGTTCTTAATCTTGCAAATGCTCTTAAGTCATTTTTGTTTAAAATTAATACTGCTCCACCTTCAACATCTTCGCTACCACCGTATGCAAAGATAATGTCATCAAGTGTGTTTTCATCAATTTCACTAACTACTAAATCTTCTGTGTCTTGTAATGCTAAAGCATTGTTTGAAAAAATACCTGTAAAGTTGTTTGCAGAGCCATTACCCTTAAGGATTTCAAGCGATAATTTCTTCTTTAAACTTGTTGTGATATTCTTAATTACTTCTGCTTGGTAATCGACATTTGGTAACTTTTCAAGTTCTTCAGTAATTTCTGTATATGCAGTTAATTTACTCTTTGTGATTGTCACATATCCGAACTCTGGTTCTGTCTCTGCGTAGTCTTCGCCTTCTAAAGTATTACCAGCTACTCCAGCTTCTTTAACGAATGTTTTCTTATATGTTTCTCCACCATTTAAATTAACTAGATTAATATTATCTACCAGTGTACTAACTTGAGTAAACGGATATTGTGCAAGTTGTGGACTTACATGTTCTGGAAGCAAGATTTCTTCTTGTGAAACTTTTACTGCTCTTTTTTCTCTTAAGTCCTTACCACGACTTTCTAACATTTCCATTCTCATTAAACTATTAGTTTCTGGATCATTGTTTATGGGTGGAACAAATTTAGTTGCTAACAATAATTTCTTATCGATAACATTTCTTTCTTTTAATAACTCATCTAACTCTTTTTCAAGTTCGCTTAATTCTTCTAGTTCGATATTTTCTTCATCGACTTCTCTTTTGATAGTGTTGATTCTTAAATCAATTTCTTTTTTTCTTACATTTAAATTCATGTTTACAGTTCTCCTTTTATTTTTATTTTCTTTCTTATGATTTGTTTTTGTTTCTCGATTCTTTCATTCTCCAATGCTTTAGTCTCACTATCCAGCAATTCTAAACTTCGAGCATAAACACTTGTTCCCTCATAAGCAGGAACATCAACAATTGATACATCATATAATCTGTCTATCTTTAAAATTGTCCTGTATGGTATTTCCCCAGACCTATCCCAAGTCTGTTCCTTTACTGTAAATGCAAAACTCATCTTCTCCAAGAGTCCGTTTTGCACCATTTTATAGATATCTCGATTTGATTGTGTATCGATTAATGTTGCTTTTATTTTTAAACCAACTTCATCTATTTCTATTTTAAGTGATTTATTTCTTGTTCTTGCTAATACTAAAAAGTTATCTTGGTGATTATATTTAAGTGGAACATCTTTCATGTTCGCCTCATCTAAAGCTGTTGGAACTATGATTTCTTTAAATCCATGTTCTTCAGTTCCAATTAATGCTTCTTCATTAAACTTTACTGCATAACCTTCTATTAACATTACATTGTCTTCCTCTGAAGTTCTTATTTCACTAATTCTTGTTTCTTTAACTATTTTCATTTTCTTCTTCCTTTCCTAACTGATATTCATCTGCGTGATCTACACTCACGAAGTTTAAACTTTGAATTCTTCTATTTCCATCTTCTATTGGTGGATATCCTAATACTCCTCTTGATTCGTTTATTGAAAA